CGCTAGACCAGTCGTTCGCTGGGGGGGCTGGATCCTCGGCGCTGATCCGGCCGACGACGCAGCCACGCCCTGACGCCACAACGTGCACCATCGGCGAGACAGACACCGGCGGGCCTATTTCGTGGATCGCGTATGAGGTGCAAGCGGCCGACCCGGAGATACCGACAACAGGGTCGCTCGGCGACTTCGATCCTTTGATGCGCGCAGAGGCGTGGTTCTGAGATGAGCGAATCCCGGCTCAAGCGACAACGCGGGCGCACCGCTGACGGACTACTCATCGAGGGGTGGTTCGACGAGGCGCTGATCGCCGTTGGAACCAGCGCAACAATCGTTCTCGGCCAGGTCACCGAAACCGACCTCGCGCAGCCGATCACCGCGCGGCAGCTGGCGGCGCTTGCGCAGGCGAGCGAGACCGATCTCGCGCAGGCGATCACGCCAGCAGTGGCCGCGGCTGTCGGGCAGGTCACCGAGACCGATCTCGCCCAGGCGATCGCGGCCAGCCAATCGCGCGCGGTCGATCAGGTCATCGAGGCCGATCTCGCGCAGGCGATCAACGCCAGCCAAACCGGCGCTGTCGGCCAGGTGGTCGAGACGGATCTCGCGCAGGAGATCACGGTTCAGGCCACGGGCGGCGGCACGCTCAACCAGGTCACGGAGACTGACCTCGCGCAGGCGATCACTGCAAGCCAGGCGCGCGCTGTCGGGCAAGTCAGCGAGACCGACCTAGCGCAGGCGATCGGTGCGCAACACGTCGGCACGGCCGGCCAGGCCACCGAGACAGATCTCGCGCAAGCGATCGGCGCACGGCACGTCGGCGCAGTCGCGCAGGCGAGCGAGACCGACCTCGCGCAGACCATCACGCCGGCGGCGCCGTTTGTCGGCACCGTCGAGCAGGTCATCGAGGCGGACCTCGCGCAGGCGATCACCGCCAGCCAGTCTCGCGCGCTCGGGCAAGCGAGCGAGACCGATACCGCGCAGCCGATCGCGGCCAGCCAGGCGCGCGCGGTGGCGCAGGTCAGCGAGACGGACCTCGTCCAGGACATCACGCCCGTCGTGCCCGGCGGCGGCACGCTGGCGCAGGTCGAGGAAACCGACCTCGCCCAAGGCATCACCGCGCGCCTGATTGGCGCCGTCGGCCAGGCAACAGAGACCGACACCGCACAGCCGGTCACCGTGGCGCAGCAGCTCACGCTGGCGCAGGTGCTGGAGACCGACCTTGCGCAGGCGATCGTCGCGCGCAACCTGGTGGCCCTCGGCCAGGTGGTGGAGACCGACCTCGCGCAGCCGATCCTTACACCGGGCGCGGCGCTCATCGAGGCCGCCAACGAAACCGACTTCGCACAACCGTTCTCGCTGGTGATCTACGCCGCCGCCGGCACACGCGGGCGCCCGCAAGGTCAGGGCTTGACACGTTCGCCCGGCCCGAGCCTCACCCGCCCGCGCAACGTCAGCACGCTTCGCAGAAGGTAGCCCATGGGCATCAAACTCATCGTCGCACCCACGCTCGAGCCGGTATCGCTGGCCGAGGTGAAGCTGCAGTGCGCGATCGACGCCGACATCACCGCGCACGATGCGCTCATCAGTGGCGCCATCATCCCGGCCGCGCGCGCCGCGGCCGAGAACTACATGGGCGCCATCCTGATGCAGCGCACGGTGGACCTCACGCTCGACGAGTTCCCGTGCGACGGAGACATCGAGACCGAGCAGCCGCCCGCATGGAACCGCCACTGCGTGCAGCCGCTGCCGCTGCTGATCACCAGCATCAGCTATGTCGACCCCGATGGCGTCACGCAGGTGCTGGCCGGCGCTGCCTACACCATCGACGACAGCAACTGGCCGAGCTGGACGCTGCGCGCCGTGGATACCGAGTGGCCCGCCACCCGGGTGCAGGCCAACGCGGTGCAGATCCGCATGGTCAAGGGCTACGACGCCATCGCCAAGATACCGGCCGACGTGCGCGCCTGGCTGCTGCTGACGGCTGGCTTCCTGTTCGCGCACCGCGAGGCCTTCGACATGAGCGGCAAGATGGCCGCGCTGCCGAGCCGCTTCATCGACGCGCTGCTCGACCCATACCGCGTGTTCAAGGTGTAGCGCATGAGCGGCGTGCCGGCGGGCAGGTTTCGGGAGATCGTGTCGATCGAGGCACGTGCTGCCGGGCAGGATGCGCGCGGCCAGCCAAACGGCGCCTGGGGCCCGCTGCTCACCGACATCCGAGCCGACGCCGAGCCGCTCAAGGGCCGCGAGTTCTTCGCCGCCGGCCAGACGCAAAGCGAGATCGCGGTGCGCTTCACCATCCGGTTTCGGGCCGGCGTGGTGGAGACGCAGCGCGTGATGTGGCGCGGCGCGCCGCACGAGATCGTGAGCGTGATCCCGGGCCGGCTGCGCGACGAGCTCGAACTGATGTGCATGCACGGAGTCAGGGATGGTCGTTGAAGCCAAGTTCCGCGGCTTGCCCGACTTCAAGGCCGCGCTCGCCGAGATCCCGCGCAACCTGCGTCGGCGCGCGTTGCGCGAGGCGCTGGCCGCGGGCGGCCGCCTGGTGCGCGACGAGATGCGCCGCCGCGCCCCGATCCTGAAAACCACCACGCATGCCGGCGCCAGCGCGCTGCGGCGCGGCGTGCGCGCGGTGGGCACCGTGCGCAAGGCGATCGTGGTGCGCACCAGCAAGCGCGACCGCAGCGCCGGCAACGTGGGCGTGTTCGTCAACGTGCGGCCCGCCAAGGGCAGCAACGCCGGCGCCAAGAGCCCGCGCGACCCCTTCTACTGGCGCTGGCTCAACTTCGGGTGGAACCCCGCCAGCGGCAGCAGCGGCGGGCGCCTGGGGCGGCGCGGCAAGCGTGCGCGCCGCCAGGTCATCAGCGCCAAGCTGCGCCAGGGCGCGCGGTTCCTGGAGGCCGGCGCCGGCAAGCTCGGCGACGCGCTGCAGGCGTTCGTGGCGCGCATCGGCCCGGCGATCGCCAAATTCAACAAACGCAAGTAGCCGGAGGGGGCCGCGTTGAGCATCGAGACCGACTTTGTGGCGGTGGCGCAGGCCTGGGCGCCGCTCACCGCGCTGGTGGGCGACCGCGTGAGCCAGCACGCCGCCGCGCAGGGCACGCCGCTGCCGATCGTGGTGTTCAACGCGTCGCACCTGCCGCAAGAGGGCCTCGACGGCGACGTGCAGGTCGACGAATTCACCATCGTGGCCGAGTGCTGGGGCGCCAGTGCCGCCAGCGCCGGCCAGGTGGCCGACGAGCTGACCAACGCGATCAACGCGCACGACGCTGCCAGCGGCGCGCTCAGTGTCACCGCCACCAGCCGGCAGAGCGTGTACGACGAAGAGCTCGAGCTCGACGGCTATGTGTTGGCGTTCCAGTGGATGCGGCTGTAGGCGCGCCACCCCCGTTTCACCCACCGCACGGCCGCCGCGCCGGGCACCCATCCCCCCTGAAAGGACTGCACCATGACCTACGCAATCGGGCGCGGCGTCCGCGTCGAGATCGGCCTCACCGAAGGCGCACCCAAGACGGTGACCGAGGTCACCGCCGCCAAGCCGCCGGTGGCCACCAGCACCGCGCACGGCCTGCTGGCTGACTCGCTGGCCTACTTCTCCAGCGCCGACGGCATGCCGCAGCTGGTGGGCCAGGCCGTGCGTTTCAGCGGCGTCACGACCAACGATCTCACCATCGAAGACCTCGACACCACGCTGTACGGCGATTTCACCGCCGGCGCGCTGGTGCCCATCAGCACGTACAGCACGCTGGTGTCGGCGACCAGCTTCAACAAGGCGGGCGGCGAGGCCAACCCGCTCGACGTGACGGTGCTGCTCGACGAGATCAACCAAAACGAGGCGGGCCCGCTGTCGGCCGAGACGGTGACCTTCAACGGCCGGCTCGAGACCATCGGCTCCACCGCGCTGCAGAAGATCCGCGCGGTGGCGCGTACCGCCGGATACCTGGTGTTCCGCGTCACGCTCAAGGACGGCAATGTGCGCTACTTCCGCGGCCAGCCGGCGCTGCCCACCGAGCAGCTCGACCAGGGCCAGGTGGGCAGCTACAGCTTCGCCGTCACCGTCAAGCAGTTCGTCGGCTGGGGCGCGGTCTGATCGATGATGGACGCGCAACTGCTGGTCAAGAAGATCCTCGCCGGGCGCGAGCAGTGGCTCGCCCTGGAGCCGGCATCCGGCGGCGCGCCGGCCAAGCGGGTCTGCATCCGCCGGCCGGCGCGCTGGGATGCGCTGCCGTTTCACCGCGGCACCACGGTGGACGCCGTGCTCAAGTGCGTGGTCGCGTGGGACGGCTTCACCGAGGCCGACCTGCTGGGCCCCGAGCTGGCGCCTGACGACCCCGTGTCGTTCGACCCCGCGCTGCTCGACGTGGTGATGCGCGACCGTATCGAGTGGGTCGACGCCATCAGCACCAAGCTGGTGGAGATGGTGAG